TTGCTGAATATCATAAACATAAAATGGGTGGTAAACAGTATTAAACTGCCACCAAGAGTGTTGCGAAAAGGCAATGCTAGTCCGGTAACATCAAGGGCAACACCGTCAAATTGCGGGAAACTCCTGTGAAATTACAACTACCACCCCTTATTTGAAAGAATAAGTGCCGGAACCATAGGGAAACTTATGGGCATGGTAAAAATGTTGTAAGTAAGGACAATCCGCAGCCAAGTTCGTCTGTCTATTTGTGACAACGAATGCTGTTCAGAGACTGAATGGCGGTGGGGGGAACTATAGTCCCCTTAAGATACAGTCCAACCACTCCGAAAGGAGGTTCTCAAGAGGAATTATACAATGTTGTTATCCATTGTATGAGGAGAGCTTGAGATTGTGGTATACAAAAGCCGGTTGTATACCACAAGGAGTTTTGGGTTTAATGCAGCTTGTTTCGTATGGTGCACAGGATATTTACATCAGCGGCAATCCGCAGATTACGTTCTGGAAGATTCTATACAAGCGTCACACGAATTTCGCCGTGGAGTCCATTGAGGTGACGTTCAACGGTCAGGCCGATTTCAACAAGCGTGTAACGGCCGTCATCAACCGTAACGCTGATCTAATGTACAAGACGTACGTCCAGGTTGTTCTACCGCAGATTGACCTAACGGCGGAGACTGGTACGTTTGGTAGCGCCTTCGTTGAGGGTGCTGGCTTCCGTTGGCTCAATTACATCGGCCACCGTCTACTCAAGCAGGTGGAGCTCGAGATTGGTGGCCAGCGCATCGACCGCCAGTACGGCGACTGGATGCAGATCTGGACGCAGCTCACGGTTGAGGCTGGCCAGGTTCGTGCCCTTGAGTCGATCATTGGTAACACGCACGACCTAGTTCTCATGAAGCGTTCTGCTGGTCTAGATCTCGATGCAACGTGCTCTGCTTCCGAGACGACGATCTCCTGCGTGCCGCGCAAGGGTACCCCGGCGAAGACGCTTTACATCCCGCTCCAGTTCTGGTTCTGCCGCAATCCGGGTCTAGCGATCCCTCTCATCGCGCTCCAGTACCACGAGGTCCGCATCAACGTGGACTTCGAGACATGGCAGAACTGCCAGTACGCGGAGACGACTGTCGGTACGGCCGCTCCTGCGCCGGCCCAGTCCCTCGCGGCTGCCTCTCTCTATGTTGACTATGTCTACCTAGACACGGAGGAGCGTCGCCGCTTCGCCCAGCAGTCCCACGAGTACCTCATCGAGCAGGTGCAGTACACGGGCGCTGAGAGCATCACGAGCTCGAGCAACAAGCTCCAGCTCAACTTCAATCACCCGGTCAAGGAGCTCCAGTGGGTCGTCCAGCGCGACTCGTTCGTCGACTGCTCTAACCCGGCCTGGATTGCCTCAGTTGGCGGCCCGCAGCCGTTTAACTACTCTGATGACTTCAGCACGGATGGTATCATCATGTCCCTCCTCTCCCAGGCGGCTGGCACTACTGCCGGTGCCGGCGCAAGCGCTGTTCTAGGCCAGGGCCCTACGCAGACGACGTCCATGATTGGCGCCGATAGCATGGATGTCGGTGGCGGTGCCGAGTTTGAGTCTGGTGTCAACTACCTCCTCGCGAAGGTCGTTCTAGACTCTGGCATCCGCTGCGAGGGCAAGAATCCGACGGAGGTTGCCAAGCTCCAGCTCAACGGCCAGGACCGCTTCACGGAGCGTGAGGGCAGCTACTTCGACAAGGTACAGCCGTTCCAGCACCACTGCCGCACGCCGTCCACGGGTATCTGCGTGTACAGCTTTGCTCTCCGCCCGGAGGAGCACCAGCCGTCTGGCACGTGCAACTTTTCGCGTATCGACAAGGCGACGCTCCAGCTCACGGTGTCCCTCAATACGGTTACGGGTGCCCGTACGGCCCAGGTCCGCGTCTACGCGCTCAACTACAACGTTCTCCGCGTGATGAGCGGCATGGGCGGTCTAGCCTACAGCAACTAGAGTGGCTGCTGGCTAGTAATCGTAGAAGTTATAACAAAAAACAAAAACTACAAATGAGTTTTCAAACGAAACATCATTTGTAGATAAATGGATGAGCTGTCGTGTAAGTATGTTGGGTCTTATGCTCTAATGAAATCGTGTAGTAAACGAAACCCAGTTGCTACTTCAGATACGAATATTCTTAATCCTGCATGGTATTCAAATTTGAAAGATGGAGACATTTTGCATGTATGCCCCCAAGCAATTCCTAAATTTGTATCTGAAGTATTGCCCACAATTAAAACAAAATTCATTCTTGTATCAAATGCTTCAATCATGACAATACCAACGGATGTGAAAGAATCATTTGTAATACTATTGAATCCTTTCTTACTTCGTTGGTTTTCGCAAAATTGTACATCAGATCATCCCAAATTAACTAGAATTCCCCTTGGATTAGACTATCATAGTCTTCGTCCAGAACCAAAGACATTTTTATGGTCTACGCCAAATAATAGTCACAAATGGGGAGAAAAAAAGATTCCTATCGATCAAGAATTTGATTTAATAAAGATTCAAAAATTAGCACCTTCATCTCGAATATGTAAAGGATATGGTAACTTTCAATTTTTAATGACAACACGTTTTGGAAAAAGTGATAGAATACAAGCATATGAAACAATTCCAAAGGAAATAATGTTTTATGAACCAAAACAAACAACTCGAATTAACTGTTGGAAAAATATGGTTAATTATACATTTGTAGTTTCACCACAAGGAAATGGTCTCGATTGTCACCGCACATGGGAAGCACTTTGCTTAGGTTGTTATCCAATTATAAAAACGTCTGGACTAGATCCACTTTTTGATGATTTACCTGTTTGGATAATCAAAGAATGGTCGGATGTAACTGCAGAAAGTATGAATAAAAAGATGATAGAATTCCAATCAAAATCATTCAAATTAGAAAAACTTACACTAAAGTATTGGCAAGATATAATAGAAAATGCCAAACAATAAGACACTACGAGTAGGTTCTCGTCGACAGGTATTCAATGGAACTGCAGAGAAAACAGTTGGTGGTCTACGCAAAGAACATCTACTAAGAAATAATGCCGGTCGTATTGTATCCGCAAAGCGTCACCACACTATGAAACGCCGCATTGCTGGAGGAGAATTTAGCAAAACGGACGAATAAAAATAAAAAAAACAAACATTACATAACCCAAGAAATCGAACTTTACGGCCATCAAGATGACGAACGTCAAGACGAAGACTGTCAAGACGAAGCCCATCAAGAAGGACAATCGTTCAAACTTTACGGTCTCCGTCCTTTCAGCATTGATCATGGAGGGAAACCAAGAAGAGATCAACAAAATGATTCTGGAGGGGAAGGTAATAAGACTACTTTCAAATCCGGCAATTAAGAATCTTCTGAAGTTTCTGCGTGCCGCACCCAATCTAGACGTTGAGTTGGAGGCTTTCTACAAGTCTTTACTCATTTAAAGAGTAAATGAAGGACGTAGTCGACTCTTGGGTTAAGAGCATAAACTGGAAAGTTGGAAATTTTTCAATGCTCCCAATATTTTTTGGTAGTGTTATGGCTATACTCGATATTTTTATGATGAGCAGTGTGAAGATGATACAGAATGGTACAATGTCATATGCATTTGGATTTCCATTTGCAACAATAGTGTATGCACTACAACCATATATATTCTTGAAAGCTCTCAACTATGAAAACATGACCGTTGTCAATCTAGTTTGGAATTTAATGAGTGATATAATTGTAACACTACAAGGTATATTCATTTTCGGAGAATCAATTAATGGATTACGCTGGATTGCAGTTTCAATGAGTCTTGTTTCGTTAGTATTATTCTCTTACACAGATTCTTCTTAGATTTAAACGTATAACAATTATAGTAAAAAATGTCATTGAATAGTATTGTTGATCATAGATACACTGATAAAAATACAGCTCATTCATATCTAGATATTTATGACGCTCTTTTTTCACCTCTTCGAACTTCTGCCACAAAAATACTAGAGGTTGGTGTTGATCACGGTGGTTCAATCGATTTATGGTCAAAGTACTTTACCAATGCAGAAGTTGTTGGAGTAGATTCTACACTTTCTCGCGTTGTTTATGATTTTTTGACAAATCCAAAAGTATCACTGTTTACACAGAATGCATACGATACAAAGTTTGTTGAAAGCCTAGGTCATGGTACATTTGATATTGTTATTGACGATGGTCCTCATACTCATCAATCAATGAAGGATTTTGCTTCTATGTATTCAAAGCTTCTAAAGCCGAGTGGAATTCTAGTAATTGAAGATATCCAGTCATCTGATTGGATACCATCAATTCTGTCATGTCTTCCATTTAATATGCAGAAGAATGTAGTTGTGTATGATGTGCGTCATATCAAAGGTCGTTATGACGATATCCTAATTGTAGCTAGAAATAATTAAATTTTTTCACATATAAACACTCCACATCCATTCCAAAATGTATCACCACCCTGATGATGAGATGTTGTGTTAACTAAAGGTATTTCACATGAATAATGAATCTTCATATTCATTTGATTTATTCCGTCCAACGTTCCCTGTTTTACACCAACCCAATCGCATGTCCAATCATCAATCATAATAATAACAAACTTTGAAAAAAATTGATAGTAGTATGTTATTGCTTTTCTCTGATCTTCATATGTGTGTGCTCCATCATACATGAATATATCAATAGGTTTATTTACATCAGTTGATGTAACTTTCCAGCAATCTTTATCTATTATTTTTATGTGTTTGTTTGTTAGATGTGTATTTATGTTTTTATAAAAATCATCTTTAGGGCCTCCAAATTCACACCAATTATCTATACAAAATCCGAATACACTCTCATTTTTATACATTGCTGATATAAATGAAGATCCTTTCCATGTTCCAACTTCTAAATAAGTAGAATCTGGTAAGTTGCAAATATTATTATACAAATGTCTTGTTTTTTTGCCGCTCATACCTTCCATGGTTAATACGTCATTGGAGAGTCTCGATACATCGCGATATGCATTCTGTATACTATTTTGTACATGATCTATTAACATTTGTAGTGACCCTGAAAGATGAACACCCAATGAGGTAGACGCCGCTGTATAAATATAATTATACAAAGGATCGTCCCAATTATGTGGAATCATATCTTGCTTTTTAAATTCATCAAGCAATACATCATAAGAATATTCTCGTCCACGTGAATCTTTTTTTGTACAAATTAAATCTAGTGCGGAACCTATATCTATAAAAATTCCATTTGGGCGTATTTTTGTAACTTCACAAATTAAAACCTTTGCGCCCATTCCACAAGAAGTTAACAAAATAAAGGGATCGTTATTTACAATATTTTTAATTTTTGTTATAATACTCTCTAGTTGCGTATCAAACCAATTATAAAGTGGAACATGAATCATGAAGTCTACGTTTAAAAGTTGTTTTGCTTTGATCATAAGCGGATTACAAATCATAATTTTTTTTATAGGAGATAACTTGATGGTTTTATATAATTTCACTTTAGCATAAAAAGACTCTGATTTTTCGTTGAGATCATTGTCAAATAATACAGTATGATATTTTGCCCATTTGATTTCTTTAGTTACAAATTGTTTCCAAAAATCAATAACAGAAAAATCGTGCCATAATCCCATATATGCATTATCTGCTACATCTACCATATATGCAAAGGATTCTTTTAATTTAATTCTTAAATTAGGTGTCATTGGATCACGATCACAATTTTGATTACCATTTCCACTAACACAACATGCTTCTCCATCACCATATTTTGAAAAGGAAACAGAAATTCTCTTTTCAACACATTCGGTTAGATAGTTAGTAATTTCCATTACTAGATAATGACAATCAAAAACGAATTATTAAACGAAAAATATCTTAATAATAAAATGGACGATCCTAAAACAAGACGTGAAACCAAAAAGACCGACAAAGAGAAAAAAGGCGGTCCTTATAGTTCAAAACATATTCGGAATGTGGAAAAGATTCAATCTGAAAAGCGTAAGTCACTAAAGACGAAGCAACGATGAATGTGAAACCTTCTGTGTTTTGCGATTATCGCGAGATTTTGTGTAATGTCCTGTTGCAGTTTTACGACATGTTTTTCCACGATAGGTTTTCTTTGCACATCCACTTTTGTAATACATTGCTCTCATAACATATCCTTTAAACGAAGGAAGTGTTGTGTGAAACTTAGGTGCTAAAAATTTGAACAACCCATACATCCATTTTAAATACTGTTTTTTGCTTTGAAGTTCAACTGGATGATCTTTTACATACCTTTCAAATGAATAAAATGGAAATACAATGCTCAATTTTTCTATAAAGGTACGCTGATTTGCCATATCAATTTCTTCAGGCTTATCAGGATAATTTATAGCAATCGAGAACAGAAAATCACGACCGGGAATTTCGGTTGACTTCAATTTCAAATAGTGTTCTTTAACCGTTTCAAATGAAGGATCCTCTCCGGGATTAATAACATTGGGATCATCTTTGCATTGAGAACGCAACTTATGGTTTACCATGTTATGAATTTCATACAACCACTTTCCGGGATCGCCGCGTAGAGGATGCTTATGTACAAACTCTGTAGTGCTAGCACGGCAGAACTTACAAGGTAATATATCCTTCATCTGAAGCAAAACGTCTTCGGGGTGTTCTGATTTGAACGCAATAAGGTGAAACAATTGCCATCCACTTGGCCCCCAATATCTAGTGTCCATTCACTAACAGTTATATCTATGCTGAAAAAGTTTCTGACTATAGTTGTAAAATGTCAGATCTCCTAACACTCTCACTTGCCGTTTATATCGGTCTGACGTTTGTAGACTTCTTCAAGGCTCTATCGCGTGACCTAGTTACCCCGCTCTTTGCCCCGCTTTTCCCCGGTGCTCAGAAGTCCATTACGACATTCACGGTTCAAGCTGGTCCATTTACTCTACCGGTAGGTGATGCATTAGCTGCAACCGTTCACTTACTTGTTGGGCTAATGTTGGTCAGTCTAGTGCTACCTTATATCCGTACATATGCTCCTCTAGTGTCTCGCAAGTAAAAAAGTGATGTTTATAAATAAGAATGGGAGCTTCACCGTCAGCACCCTCAAATGAACCGACACTCTATCAGAAAGCCACTGGTACGATTGCAGGTATTGCCGAGGCCGCAAAGAACGCAGTAGCCGGGGTTCCTGGTGCGGCAGCCGCCACTGCTCCTCCTACACTAACTGCTCCCGAGTCTGCTGGTGTTACATCAGGAGGTGGTCGCCGTCACCGTACACGTAAGGGGCGCAAGGGTCGCAAGACGCGCCGTGGTCATCGCAAACATTAAATTAGGCAAATAGCAATTTTAAATGCGTATTAAAGAGTAGAATGGAACCAATAAATATTATACAACATTCGGTGGATACATCTGTAGATATGAAACTATTTAGCACAAGAAAATCCTCAGTATATTATCATATTTTTCATAGTAGTTACGTAAAGTTTCCATTATCGCAATTAAAAACTGTAGATAATTTTGATATAAAGCGCCTTTCAAATAATCCATTCCCCAAAGAAGACCGTCCCAGAGGGCAAGCAGATTTGGATTCAGTTTTACACCACAGACGAATAATACGGCAACAAGGTGATACAGAACCCATATGGATAGTATTGAAAAAAGGAAACTATACTTTACTGGACGGTGCTCATCGCATTATTGCGACCTATTTAGAACACAAACGAACGATTCCGGCCTATATAATTCATGTTGACGAATAAAGTGCCCATTTAGAATCCACACAGATCTAAATATCTAGCTTAAAGTTCACCCATCCTCCCTTTGGACATGAACCATACAAGGTCACAATGCGTTTCTCCATATCAAGAGGCGTTAGTGTTCGCTGATCACTCTCTTCCTTCCACTGCTTAAATACACGTTTCAATGTAGCTTTATCAACACTCATTGGCTCTTCACCTTCACCCAGAGGAGAAATCTTCTCTGCAATGAATCGTGCAATACCATCATTCTCATTACGGTAATCGGATGTATATTCCATAACTTTTGCAGGTGCAGCGAGCTTACGAAGACCCTTCTCTTCTTTCAAAATTGTAACCATATAGTTCAGAAACGGTGTAGCCCAATCTTTTGAGTTTACCAAGTTCTGAATAGACTCATCAAGAGGAAACTCATTAGGAGCATGAGGAGTTACAACAAACTTCGACACAAAGTTGATAACCATCAGACGACGCCAAGTACCTCCATCTGTCGTATTAATCTTAGGCTTATCGTTACATGCAAGATGAAACTTGGCAAGAACCTCAAACTCACAACCTGACTTGAATAGGTCACGAGCATACATCTTCTCTCCAGATGTAATCTCCTTCATGAGTCCAGTATTGAGAGCAATTGCCTCATCAGGTTCCTGCATGGTTACAAAACGACGACCTTTGAGACGAATAACTTCCGGTGCAGCTGCACCAGACCCTTTGCGTTTCTGAGTAAACAGAGAGATCGGAACAGTACACGCGTAATCTCCAAGAGCTTTGGATAGCAGATTCATGATCATTGACTTACCGTTAGAACCAGAACCAGTCAGAATATGAAACTTCTGAGCAGGATTGCCACCAAACAAACATGTAGCAAGATGCTTCATAAAATAGTCGCGTACTTCTACATCCGGCAGAACCTGCTTAATGAACTTGTCAATTGCAGGCCAAACAGCATACTCATAGTAAGGCTTCTCTGTATCATAGTCAATTTCAGTTGAGAATGAGATGTAATCTTCTGGCTTACCATCGCGAAGTTCCATCTTCACCAAATCGAATACACCGTTATTGAATGCAATCAAATCCTTATTCGCGTCTACCTTCTTGGTAAAGTCTTCATCGAAGAATAGTTCCTTACATTCTTTCATAACGTTTGCCTTGAATCCAGTCTTCTTTAAGTTCATGTAAACCTTGTTCAAACCGTTGCGCTGAGTATCTAGCTTACAAAATTCACAAACCCCACATTCACCTTTTCCTTCTCCTGTACATTCAGTTAGTCCACGATTGTTCATTTCATTTGTAGTAAGTGTCATACGTTCAAAGAATAGTTTTGCAATTTGCTTTGAAAGCTTGAGTAGCAAATCTACACCTGAATCATTCTCCTTCCAGATATGACCAGACCAACGGTACCAAACATTATTACGAAAATCAGAACACTTGTAGTTATCGCGAAACTTTGCATGGATTACACATGCAGCATCGTGTTCTGTTTGAGAGCATGCATTCAGTACAAGTCGATCTACATTGTGCGACTCAATTTCATCGTACCCATCACGATTATCTTCGCGAGACCAATAACGGAGTGTTCCTTCTCCAAGACGATCACCATCATTGCGGAATGTCAGACCGTTCCATTTCTGAATACAATCAGCCTCATTATATTTCTTCTCATCCTGTGAACTAAAGTCTAGAAAGACATCTAGCAAATCGGGATGGATATTATGTAGACAGATCGCAACCTGAACCCATTGTTCATATCCCTCACATCGGCTTGTATTCAAATTCATCACATGCTTCTTGAGATATTCCTTACGATCTGGATCCAATAAAGCAAAGATACGACCATTGGGTGATGATGCACGAGAACCGGGTTTCTCACCACGAACAGCAGGACGTCCGCGTCCTGGTGTTACGGCACGACCTCCTGAAATGCGTACCTGCGGTTGTTCCTTGATTCCCTCATAAAGCTTCTTTCCTTCTTCCGTCATAGGAGTTTCATCTTTGTCATCGCGACGAAGAGAAAGAGTCTTGAGCAAATCGAGTGAAATTTGAGGAACATCTTGCTTGATTTTGATGTCATCTTTGGAACAATCAAGTACATATGCAGTCAGATAAGGAAGAGCATTCGGGTCGTTCTTGCGCGAACCATACATAGTCCACGGACCTGACCGATTCACAACTGCTTCGTCATACACCTTCTCCCAGGGTTCGTTAAGAGGAAGTCCAGGAAAGAATTCATCCATGCGCTTCACAAGTGCACGACGTACACGCTGTTCTACAAACTTATGACTGCAAACAGATGGTACAACCATGTGAATACCAGACTTCATTCGGTTATTCTTTGAGTCAAATGTAGGCTTACGCTTCTCCATGACATAAACGTCAAAGTTAGGAGGAAGCTCCAAGTATTCACCCATCATCTTCAGGTATTCCGACGTAAACTTTATTACTTGATCTTGCGTGTGAAGGTGGTTCTTGATATCTGCAGGATAGATGAAATCAAAATCAATTCGAAGCGGACCGATATCGGTAGAACGTTCAGTTAGGTATTGTTTGTCTTGATCGAGAATCGCCTCTGCATATAGCTCATAAAATTGGGTAATAGCATCTTCTCCAATGAAATATTTACCACCGGCTAGCGACGTGTGAGTCCAAACACCGTCAGCCTTATGGTTCTCAAGAAACTCGCGTAAGCCTCCTTTTGATGCCATCGTATGTTGACCTTGGATTATTTTCCTTTGAGTAATCCATTTTGAACGAACATAAAAAACGTATTGAGAATGAATACTGATATACAAAGCAAGAATGCCTCTAAAGTTCTGCCCGTCATGCCGGAGTTGTCTCTATCAGATTGAGGAAGAAATTGTGGATGGTAAGAATGTAGCATATGAAAAGTGTCACAAGCCCGAATGTACATTCAAGCGTGAGATCACTGGTAAAAATCCGGTCGTATATGAACGTGTTCTACAGCAAGATAAGACATCTACATTTGCTGCTAATGAGTACATTGAGTACGATCATACTCTTGATCATCTAACAAATATTATATGCCGTAACAAAGAGTGTCCTTCAAATGATAAGGACGGCCCCGAATCGGATGTAGTTGCAATTGAACTGAATTCAGAAGAACTTGTTTGGATGTATAAATGTGTTCGTTGTAAAACTATGTGGAAACAAAATTCACGTGCTAGTTAAATAAATGAGCTGGATTCAAATATTAATAGTCGCTGTTGTTGCTTATGGTCTTTATGTTTGGTGGTCGTCGCGTGAACATTTTACAGTTCCAAGTGGAGTTTGGATTGCATTAGCAATTCTTGTACCAGTTGGTATATTATATCTAGTTTTTCAGGTATCTAGACCTTAAATTCTATCTACATAATATTAATGGCAACACAAAAGAATAAATTTTGTAAATGTATTAAAGCTGTAAAGGCTCGCGGTATTTCCGAACAGGGGGCTATCGCGATCTGTGTGAAATCTATGTTACATAAGAGAGGACGCACGTTAAAAAAGTTTACATGCGGTCCCAAAGGGAAGCTTGTTACGCAAAAGAAAAAACCAACTAAATAGTTAAATGGAGTGGAGACGTCCTTTAGGAAATGTGTATACAACATTAGTTATGGCTGCAGTTTGCGGTTTATCTTTATGGGCAACGATACCTGGATGGATGGTTCAACTCTCAACTCTAGATGTACCCCATGATGATCCTTCTAAAGCATATAATAACAAGGTAAAAATTTTAGCTGATCAACAGGTGCCTTTATCATTACTTTGTGTTGTATCTGGTGGTCTTATTGCGATGCGTATTCTTGGCATACCATTTTTAGCCATGCGTGGATGGATTCTAAACGTTATTGTCACATTATCTATTGTATCTCTTTTTGTAATGTCTGTTCTGTTTGTTACACAGACTTTGCCAACAGTAGAAACTGCATGTGATAATGGTCGTCTATTATCGTATTTTGGTAGCGGCACTACTTCTAGTGGAGACAAGCAAAGTGTTGTTTTTAAGACCGGTGATAAATGTGTAGGTGTAAGTACTACATATCTTATATTTTATCTAGTATATGCTGGAGTTAGTGCGCTTTCCTTACTCTGGCGTTTATTCGGTGGATCGTTTTAGGCAGTAAGTGCAGCCCATGAAACAGGAAACTTCTTACTAATTTCATCACCAACCATTTTTGCATATTTCTGAATTTCACGCTGAGCATCAGGAGACGTTCTCAGCTTGTAAAGTCGAGCATATGCTGCCAAACTACCAGTCTCAATAAACTCAGTATACATAGATTGAGGCAGAACCGTTCTTGCTATTTCAGGAGCAACTTCTTGATCAAGTAGTTGTTCGTACAGGTTAATACTTTCGCGGACCTGATACGCGATTGCCCCATAAAGAAAATTAGAATTCTCCACCGGATTCTCTTTGCTACCCTGTTTAATTTTAGGATCACGCTGGCGTAGTTCAGTTGGATCAGGGATCCAACACTCAGGAGGAGTATCAACATAGCGACGACTGACTTCATTGCGAGCAAATCCAATTTGGTGACGATACCATTCACGTGCTACAAATAAAGGCATCTTAATACGAAACTGAACCTGTGGGTGAAAAAAGGGACTAATGTGATTATGCTTAGCAAGATAGTTAACCAGTTTAGCGTCTTGTTCCTTAAATTCAACTGATTCTTTTGCAAATGATACGCGAGCAGCATTTACAACCATCAAATCATCACCCATTACGTGAAGAAGTTCAACTGAAGCCATTATTATAATGAAATTCGTTGCTTCAAAACGTATTTCTTCATGAACAAAAAAGAAAAGACTACAATAATGGAAGAACTTCGTATTCGATCTCGTATTCTACATCCTGAAGTACAAGCCGTATCTCGAGATGAAGTTACTGAAGCTTTGAAAAACGATCGCACTATGGATCCTTATTACACAAAATATGAATATGTGGCTCTACTAGGTATTCGGATTCAACAGCTATCGGAAGGTGCAGGTCCTCTAGTTTCAATTGATGGAATGGTGACATCTGATCCCCGTTTTCTAGAAGAAGTTGCAAAAAAAGAGATTCATGAAAAGAAACTACCTTTCATCATTCATCGTCGCATTCTAAACGGTCAGTCTGAATATTGGTCAACAACTGAACTTTCAGTTATATGGTAATTTAACCATTCATTGCATGTTGAACTTCCTTTGTTGGAGGAAACACTAGAAGGTGGTCACGGTCCTTATCTTTTGCTAACATGTTGGGACTGTCGTGAACAGCAGTTCCATTAGCAAACTGTAGATCAATACTAGTTGACGGATCAAAACGCGCCTTATCTTTTGATACTTCCTGATTTAGACGACGCTTGTCTGATCCACGGTAAACAGTCCATGTTTGGTAGAGTACATATACTACGAGTGCAGCAGTCGCTAGTGTTGTGTATACATATCCATTGTAATATGCAGCAGCCACTAGGGATAAAAGGGCAATACTAGTGACCTCGCGACCAATCGAAAGGTAGAAGTCAAAAAAGGGTTCGGCAAGAGCCGGAAACATTACAAATAAAACTAAAAACGTTGAACTCACAAGAGCCAGTACGAAGTCGGGTGTCATTCTTATCCTTTTTACATAGAAAACGAATTGGAAAACAAAGAGAGCACAGAGAGTAAAATGATTATTCCTATTCTTTGTTTCACTTGCCGTAACCCAATTGCTGGCAAGTATGAAGCATATGTAAAAAAGGTAAAGGAGTATCGCAAGAAGGAAGGTAAAACTGAATCAGCGGAGATGGAATATTTGACTGCTACAACTGAAAAGACAGCAGAAGGTAAGGCTCTAGATGATCTCGGTGTAAAGCGCATGTGCTGTCGCCGTCATTTTCTATCCCATGTGGACCTTCTATAGTAATAAAATCCAGCAACAACACAAATGTCCTACACGGAATATTTAAGACGAAAGGCAGCAGCTGAACCTGTCATTGTGGATACTCGTCTAAAACTAGATGCTTCGTCATATACTACGCGTGTAAAACTAGCCGCAAGTTCAGTTTTTGCTCGCGACGGTCAGAAATATGGTTCTGTAACAAATGTAAGTGATCCTGATAGCGGAGGTACTGCAGGACAAACCATTCATGCAGTTGCTAGTTACAAGAAGGGATCAGGAGGTCGTGTTCCCGACGCCAGTGCATTTACTGCATTTCAAGGAAGTCAGTCTCTTGCAAATCAGGCTCTAGTTCCTAAGCCAGTTCGATATGTATTGAACTCAAATGATTCGGGTAGTTTAAGTGGTTGTTTACCTATTCTACCCCCTGTTGCCGATAAGACTGGAAGCCAAGCGGCTCGTGACGCAATTGCGTGTCATCAGTCTATGGGTGAGCAGCATACAACTGATGCTACAACATACCCTAGCCCGCCTGTATTTGTTGCTGACACGATGACGCGGTTCAAGAACTATAATCTACCTCAAAATAAAACTAATTACCAAATCTCACAGGATTGTCTTTCATGTGGAGGAAATCCGCAGGGTACTGGTGTTACGTGTACATTCTGTATTAGTGCCAACCATGTCCCACCAGCTGATATGCCTCACAACACTCGTTGGGCTCCTCGTCCTAAGAAGGTTGCGCAACCAATTCTCGTCATGCCTTCACCGTCAGATGCACGCAAGGTTGGTGATTTTCATCCTCATAATATTCCCTATATTGAAAAACATCATGGAAATACAAGTATTGGTCACATTCAGTACCCTAAGACACCGTTTCGTATTCCTAAAGGAACTGCTGCTCATCTAAAGATTAACGAGCCGATGCATTACCCTGGAACTATGTAATTTACGAATTTAAAGAGGAGTTATATAATGTTGTGGGTTTTAACAAATTTAGATAAAGTATCGGAATTTCGTGAACTGTTCAAAACAACTCACGAAACACAACGGTTTTTAGATTTGTCAAAAGTTAATAGTAACGAGTTAGCAAATGAATCGGAATCTATCGTTTCACATCATTCGAATTGTGTCGTGTTTTTGGGTTACATAGAACCTGGCTGGATGCTAACTTCTCCAGATCAAACTAGAATTCGAAAGTTATTTCGAAAGTTTCCTGTTGCACTTATAAGTTTTTATCCCGAGAGTCTACCTTACTCATGGAAAACAGATATCGAAACAATTTACACAGATGGGAGCAATGGATGCTCCAATTCTATCGACAATGGTAGTACTTTACACGACAAACCTAAAAATGGACACGTCAAAGCTTCTAGAAAGTCTGCCGCTAAATGAGTCAATTATTAAAATTGAAAAGCGTGGGCTAGCTAAGCGCGGCGAAAGCAAACGTGATAAGATTAAGCACCGTGTTAAAGCTACAGATATTCCTCCTAAGAATACTGGATTTGGACATAATTCTATTACACTTGTTATGATGAATGATGGACATGGAGAACTTCTTAAGAAAGAAATCACTGTAAAAATCTTTCAAAATGGAGTATTTCATCTAACAGGTGTACTTGATGATCGTTATGACCAAGACTGTATGAGAATTCTTCTAGATATTCTTTGGTCGGATTGTCAATCTGCAATGAAAGATGTTCCTGAAAAATATGAAATACTAACTCGTCGTGTTGTTTTGATGAACTATACCACTAAGCTTACATCAAATCAAACAATTGCTCGCGAAGCATTCTATATTGCTATTCGCAATGGTAAGTATGAAAATGTAACATGTCATTACGATCCCGATGTGTATCCTGGTGTCAAGGTACATATTGGTCCACACAAGTGGACTGCTAAAGTATTTCGTACTGGAAAAATTATTCTGACAGGAATTACTACTCATTCAGAATGCGGAGTCTTTATACAGCAACTCCTTTGTCTGTTTGAGAAGGTGCTGCCGCCAAAGCAGCTGAAATAGTGTATGTTAAAAATAATTGTCCAACAGTTAGAGCAGTTAACATAGATATCCAAATAAATAAACTTAATCCGACTGTCCATTTTTCCCATGCACCACTAACTACGGCGATTGCTCCGCCTATGACGATGAGAAGACTTGCGCTTGCTCCTCCTATGATTCCTTGAAGAACGGCGTCCATGCTTCTTTGTTTTACGTCTATGTTTTCGTCTTCCGGCTAATTGCTCAGGCTCGGCACGAATACGTGAACCACCAACCTTGTAAGGAGGAGCTCCAGCAAGTTTGTCATACATAGCACCCGTTCGTAACTGATTTAGGGCATCAACTCCTGCTATTTGATTTTTTACAGGATCAACACCAGGAATACTTCCTGCAGAAGGAATTTCAAGTGGAACTACATTAGCACCGCCACCACGAAAACGTTTGTTTTTGCGTGTTCTGCGCCCACCTTTTTGTCCACCACCTAAACCTTTAACAGCAGCTACGTTAGCCGCCTGTGCAGCTAAAGTTGATGTAGCCGCTGCTTTCAAAATACCACCATCTACATTCTGTACAAACCCGGGGTGAAGTGCAGGTTGACCCGGATAAATTTGCCCATTCGGCAAAGTAGCCATCTTAATGTATGAAAGAGAAATAAGATAAATGTCTGGTCGCAGTTCGATTCAGATTCAGGCACTTGTGCGTGATATGGATACTAGCTTTCGTAAACATAAGTCTCTAAAGACATCAAATGCCACCGAATACCGCAATAAAATTGTAGAAGAAAATAAGGTTCTATACGATGAGTTTCCTTCAGTTTTTGAAATGCATTATGAAGGAAAACTCGATAGTACTTTTTTTGAAATGCTCAAGCTGCGTCAAAAAGTTGAGAAGAAGGAACTCACCGATGAGGAGGCTTCCAAGATCATCGGTCAGAAACTATTTGATCGTTATGTTGCTCCTGTTGTAAGTAATCTACCATCACCTGCAAGTCCGCCTCCGATGTCCTATGCCGAATACTATAAACAGTTCGATAAAAAAGATGATACTAAATAAGAATGTCGTACACATTTGCAAGAAATCCGGTCGTAATTGATAAGAATAAGAACAAACCGGGCATTAATGCGTCCGATCTAACAAAGACTCGTCGTATTAATACATTTGGGTCATTTGTTACTACAAATGGTGTACTCGGTAGTGTTAAAAAAGCCATGCAGGCTGCAAAGGCAAATGGTTATGGTAATGATGGTAATTTTATTACCGAATCCAAATTGATGCGTAGTTCAACTCCATTTGTGCCTCCGCCTCCGCCTCCGCCTCCATCTGCTTTCGAAAACGTTACATTTTCATTTCCTCAAAATACCACTCAAACAGTATTAATTGATTGGACTGGCGGTATTCCTGCCAATACAACTACATTCAGTTTATACGAAAGTACAACAACACCTGTAACAACTTCTAATACTATGATATACACCGGTGTACCTACAAGCGGAATATATATTAGTCTCCCACAAGGTACTCTTAAGAGTACTAAGTATTATGCTGTAGTTCTTACAGCACAAAATGACAATGGTTCTGTATCTTCTAGTATAACTCAAACTATTCAATATACTACATATATGCTACAACCTACAGGAAATATAAAATCATGGGTTGGTCTATCATATTCTTTAAGTGGTCAAGACTTATTGGGTATCACACCTACCAATTTTTATATCAGCACAGATAATGGTCAGATCTTTGCAGAGTCATCTGAGACATCTACGGGATGGATTACATGTGTAGTTGCTGGTCCAAACTTTTTTGCAGTGGAAAGTAATGGAAGTGTCTTAGTATCTAGAAATTCAGGAGGAACATATACTAGATATGAATCTGCCCTTGTTGGTCACACAAGTGGAAAAATTGTTTCATCTACAATAGGCGATATTCTATTTGAAATCGATACAAGTCAGCAAAACAATAATAATATATCTATGTCAACTGACTATGGAGAAACTTGGTCAAATATTAGTTCAGCCGGAAGTCATAAATGGAAAGATATTGCAGTATCTCAAGATTGTGCAAAAATATATGCAATAGCGAGTGATTTAACCGAAATACAATATAGTTCAGATGGCGGAACAACCTTTACTTATTTAGGTAGTGGTATTGTTCCAAGTGGTCTGACATGGGATACTATTTCATGTTCTTCAACTGGAAAATATATCTTTGCTACTGAACTCAATGGTGCTTGGAAATCTACAGAAGTTGATGCTCCGTTTGCTCATGTAAGATCAATACCTTATACAAATCAGTCGCTTCTAACATTGGTATCTTATGAAGGTCAAACATTTTATGCAATAGATGCAGTTACTAAAATAGTTTACAGAAGTCCAGATGCAGGAAGTACATGGAGTGTAGTTACGGGAGCTACGGTGCCACAATGGTCTTCAATTACATGTACTGAAGACGGTAAGTTGCTTGCGTTATCTGTAAATGGTGGCGATGTATATACTGCTACATTTGCTTAAGAACTTTCATCCTTAAAGACTTTGCGTAACTTCATCATAATTTTTCCAAGCACGTTCTTTCCTCGCCACTTGGAAGGAAACTTTGATTTATCTGATTCATGTCCTGACCCAATACCCCAATATCCATCACGAGCATTTGCTTCACCAATTTGTTTATCACCTGTTTCCAGTAGCTGCTTACGTAGTTCTGGATGCTGGACAAACTTAGCTCTTACACCTTTCTCCATGATCATATCTTTCTCGGCATCCCACTTTTCGGGAACTAGATCTTTTACTTTTTTACCAAGTGCCTTAGCTGCCTTTGGCGTCTTAGCTTTCAAAATCTTCTCATACATTTCTTCATCAGCAAATGTTTTAGCCTTCATTGCTTGGAAATAGTGTTCAACAGTTGGGAACTTTACACCATCAATCTCGATAGGATATTCTGCCATATTGCTCAATGCACGATGCTCACCCTTGCTCTCATCGGCTCCAAAGAACAATACTGGTTCTTCTTCAGGTTCCTTTTCTTTCTTTAGTTTGCGAGTCTTCTTTACTTCCAATTTTACTTCTTTCTCATCTTTGACTACATCTTCTGTAACAGGCTCCTCAACTTTAACTTCTACAGTCTTCTCTTCTATCTTCTTTACACGTTTGAATACGTATGTCCGACTTAGAAACGAGAACAACTGTTCTTCCTTTGAAATAGTTATTTTAGACTGTTCATTATAGATTTCTCCAAAGTTTTTAGATTCTATAAGCTCAAAGTCATATTCTTTCATGATTTCAACAACTTTATCCATAGGAACAAGCCATTCAGTATATGCTTGATCAAACGATTCAAGAACTACAGTAATAGCCATTCCAAATTCTTCTGTCCACTTTTCCTTGTCCTGATACTCCTTTCTATATTCTGCTGCAATTTTTTGATGCTTTCCAAAATACTGAACTTTTTTACCAAGTAACTGTGAATAGATAGCCTTACCGTCAGAACATGTTGCAAAGAATATATCCTTACAATGCGCTTGAATGTTTTTTGCATAGCTACGAAATGTTTCTTCAGATGAACAAGCATAGTGAAGAGCAAATTGACATGATACTTTATCAAATGTATTCAATCCTTCAAATTGAGCTAGATATTCTGTATGTCCTTTTTGGTTTCCTAAGAGGATTGGCATGTACTTATCTTCAGGATATTCAAACAGAGGATGATATGTGAAGTCTCCGTACACATATAGAATTAGAGGCATATAATCGTTAGGATTTGCGGATTTATCTTTTAGATAACGAACAGCAGCTCCCTGAGTTGGCGATGTAATATTCAATAGCGTAAAATCCAATCCTACAACTTTTGATGCATGTGACTTTTTAAGGAAATGCATATCACCGCCACGACCACAACCTAGTTCAAGGACTGTATCGTTTTTATTTATATATTTTGCGTATAGGTAACTTTTTATTGATCGGTGAAATGTATACAAGTCTTTGAAAATACGTGTATTTCTTTTTAGATCATCTCGATAATAAGAATCATCTTCGAATATAGTTTCGGAAGGAGAGGATGAAAAGTTTGAAATCATCTGTTCAGTAACCGGAATATGCATTGATGTCCAAACACTATTTGCTACAGCAAAGTGATTGCCATACCTTAGTTCACGTTTAACACGGTATGAATACGTCTTATCATATCGCGTTCTCAGAATGGTCCATTGATTTGTTTCCATGTTATATGCACATTCAATGATAGTGTTATCTTCAACTTTATCACCATGAATATCTACAGGTATCCCTTTTCCATTCAGAGGAAGAATAATCTTATACGCATCAGGATCACGAGGATTATCCGGTTGAAAATAAGAAGGAATATAAGAATTGGTTTCTGCTAGTTTAGCAAGATCTTCAGGTAGCTTTCTAGGAATATATTCTCCAGTCATTGTTCCACGTGGATCAACAATCATGTCGCCCGAACCTCGTCCAACAAAGAGTTCACCCTGCTTTACTATTTCCTTGGTCACCGTATCAACGATTTCACCTGGAACAATCTTAAGAAGGAAGTCAATGCTATTCTGAGATGCAGGCTTCCATTTGTAAACTGTAGTCCATGTAGAACCCTTACGATCAGCAGGAGGAGCTACACCACTTGAACGAGGTGTAAAGATGAGACCATCAATTTCATATTCAAACTTAGTGGATAACATTTTTTGAATTGCCTCCTCCATTGCAGGACCATCTCCTGCTAAGAATAGCTTGGTCTCGATACGTAGCGGATGCATTGAAGGTTTCATAATGAATTCAGTTTGAAGATCGGCTACAAACATATGGGCACATCCAAGCCGTGACGACAACGGATTCTTCACAGTTTCTTCATCTGTCTTCATAAGTGGTAAAGACTTCGTATCACGGTTACGAAAGTGATAAACATCAAAGATACAGAACAGATCTTTATCAGGTATAAATTCACCATCAATGAAGTCACCTACATGATTATCATTTGCTGCCGTTAATCCTGTCCAAACGACCTGTCTTTCTTTGTTAATGCGAAGTACCTTGCGGTCACGTGCCACATAGAGTCCAGATCTTTGACCATCTGCCTTATTTGTTACAGTATAGCCCTTTGATATATTATTTGCGTTATCTTTATTGATATGGCGGTGTAGTAAAGTTACAAGATCATAGAACATATTACCCGACATACGGAATTCTTGCTCATAGCGGGCAATGTCCGAAGTAGACAGAAGAAACTCACTTTGATGATACGCTTGTAGGATTACACCAACATTTTTGATCAGCTCAGCAGCAATACGATCTGGTTCTAGTTTACTCTTCTTACCGATAAACTCAAGTTCCAGTTCATAAAGGTGATGTTGTTTCAGAATGTCACGTACAGTCTTGTTTGAATTCTTTGGACGAAACTTGACCATTGAGAAATCAAATCGGAACAGTTTGTCCGATGTTACGAATGACTTACGGTGAATGACTCGAATGAATGCATTAACATCAGATGGACTTCCATCCCAATCACGACGAAGCGGTGTCTCTGAACGTAGCGTGAAACGAACATTCGCTTCAGGTGCATCTAGAGTATCCTGCTTACCAGCATTCATATCGTAGTATCTTGTCTTCTTCTCTACCGTCAGTGGTACCTCGCGGAATGAATTAGTTACACATACCTTATGAATAAGTTGAGGAGTCATGATATTGACACGAGTCTCTCCATAGGATAGCGTGAGACGATTTTCTTCGGTAGGTTGTCCTGAACAGAGTCCATCAATTGCCTTGAGGATACGGTCAGCTACATCTTTAGTTTGAATACGATCCGAAAGCAGTTTGCACTCAACTTCTGCTTTTGGGTCTTGTTTCGAAATTGTGATGAATGACACAAGTCCTTCAATGACTTGGGGAGAAATTATATCCTCCATTTAGTTATATTTTACTTAGATGAAAGATCGTCCATTTTTAATGTATTAATATAAATGGTAAGTCGTAAGAATTTGATATATGGCGGAATTGGCTTATTAGTTGTAGTAGGTATTATTCTTGCAGTTTTAGGCGGCATGGGGTACCTAAATCCTAAACATCCGTCAAATCTACCGCCGGGTGTTCCGACATTAGATATCCAAAACCCCACCGTAACGGTTACGGATTTTGATCAAACGACCGGAACTGTTAAATATACAGTAAACAATCCTGATAAGGAATATGCCCATTCGCAGCCTTTACACGTTGTCATAACGTGTGAGAATAATTGCCCCGGCAATACAAACCAAGACCTAGTAGAAGGTATTGATATAAATGCCAACACTGGTTCATATTCGTATAGCAGTCAAGGATTTGTTCTTCCCAAAGGCACGTCAAAAAATTCCGAAAAGCCGTATGTATTCGTGTGGATTGCAAATGGGTTTTCGAATGTTTACTACAAGCAGCTACAATAATTAACTGTTCTGTACCATACGTTCGTAACCTTTGCGAGTACGAGAATCATCTTCCATGCGCTTCTTCTGATCCACGCAAAAATGAATGTACGACTCAATCTCCTTCAAGCAATCATCATTCAGATTATTGGTTGAGACGAGAACCTCATTCTGCGTTCGAGTAAATGTTTGAGTGTAACGTTTGATAATAGAAAAAATTTGAGAGTGTTCGTTTGCTTCTAGTTTATCGATTGCATCTTTGAGTCCTTCTTTCTTAGAGCGCGAGAAGCTCATTTGTACTAGACGCTTCATCAGGTTTCTTCAGTTTTCTACGAGTACCGGTTTTGGCCGGTGCAGCTGTAGGTGTGAACACAACCTTTTTCTCATTTTCATCTTCGGCTCCGAAGCTGACCTTTGGCTTATCTTCCTCTTCTTCAATCTTCATAGGCGAGACAAGAGGCATTTCAACATTTACGGCAATCTTAGACAATAGTTTACCAACTACGATAATTGTGTCATCCTGTTGCTTGAACTGAGAACCAATAACTTCGAACTCAATTTCTTCGTCGACCTTGACGTTGTCAAATTCTTCATTATCAAAATGTAGATCTCGAGGAATGAGAACCTTAATAGGAGGTGTTTCTGCATGAATACCAATCTTGCTACGTAGTTTCACAGGGGCGCGGAAACGTTGACCCATGTGAGGCATACAGATATCTGCTTGGAAAGTTACATTGTAATCAATGCCACCCTTGATATAGTTGGCCCGTCCAAGTGAATACTTAACAACAGTTACACTATTTCGCTGAACAAAACCTTCTGATGAACAACGACCGTCATACATCATCTTGACTTGAGCAAGAATTGATGAATGAATATTACGCTGTAGAAATTTTGAATGAATGTGAATATTTTTAACAAGTTCGCGGCGTTCAAACAAAGGATCCATGTTGTTCATTCACTGAAAAATAAGTTATCGGTTTTTTATGAGGCTCTTAACATTTTTCTTCTCATCGTTTAGTATTTCCCATTCTTCAGGAGTTAGCCAAATCAAATCGGTCTTTTTACTTATGACTGCCTTACGTATCAACAGATCTAAAAACATACACCGATCCTTCTTTCCTTTCACTGCATCTTTAAATGGAACACCTAACCAGTTAGCAAATTCATTTAATATACTCTCTTTATAGCTTGTACATGCACGCCCACCAATTCCTTTAGATCGCTGTACAACTTTTAGGTCATCTGATGTTTCATCAATGTTAAATAATATTTTGTTATCTTTCATCGTAGCAAAGAAACTGGATTTATTGTCAACAAATTTTTTCTTAAGAGCATCTACCCATTTATCATACTCTTGCTTTTCTTTACCAATTGGTGTTGTTAGTTCTTTGTTTTCATTAAAGATTTTGTTTAGACCAAGAACATATAGTTTCTTACCATCTTCTACTATGATCTTTAAAGGTTCTGCATATATAGGTGGGGCAACCCAGTCTAAACTCAACATATATTGTAAACGATCATCATCTGATAATGCATGATCAATAATGTACCAATTTAGAACAGTGTCATCAAACTCCTTTTCAATATAATCTGGAAATCCGTAAGCCTTTCGTTTCTTTTTGATCAGATCTGGCTCTAGATGAGTATTCATTGGGCGAACATGCTTTTCGAGAGGAGTATAAATTGGAAGTTCCGCTTTCAAAATTCGATCTAACATTGTTCGCGAATCATTAACAGAAAGGGCAATCATATCACCCTTTGACTCAAGTACACCCGTTCTTCCCAACTTATCACGAAACTTTACTGAATTTGAAATAGCAGTTTGAATATTGTACGACAGAACACGTTCATCATATTGCTTCATTAATGAATGGTCAAATATATCACCCTTAGACCAAATAGATTTCTTTTCAAATAGAGTGCCAAGTTTATCAAATATTTCTTCACGAACATCCAACACTGCAGAAAGTGGGCGTACATGCTTAGGGTCTGGATCTTGTGCAGTTTCATTACATGCCAATCCTTTAGCTTCAAGTTCAAATGTGGGAGCCGACATTTGAATAAGATTTAAGTGAAGCTTCTCACCGTCCTGAGATCGGACTTGAGGTATTTTTAAATCTTCTCTCCAATCTTTTGGTAAACTATTTGTTGCCTCGTTAAGAGAACAATCCATTGCAGACTCCATCATAAGCTGTTTTACTTTTGCAATCTTCTCACCTTTCTCTTCAACGAACACTCGGTAGATATATTCATCATATGTTTCCTGTTCCGAATCAGCATAGCGACATACATGCAAATATACAGTACAGTTTTGTTTTTCAAAAGGAAGAAGTGAATGAGAACATGTTCGCATACCACGCCCAATAACTTGTTCCATACGTGACATGTTGAACCATGGATCTAAAATATGGATTTGACGAATGAACCGAAAGTCAACACCTTCTGCTAGCTTGGGAGATGTAACAATTACTTTGATATCTGTTCCGTCACGGTTGTTCGGATTTTTTAAACGAGTAATTGATTTGCGAATATCAGCGTTGCTAATATCAGATGTAAAAAGCAAGTAACGTCCACGAGATCCACGAGGAACTTCGCTTGACGTTTCTTTTAGAAGATCATTTCCTAATGCAGAAACATAACCGTGCTCTTCTAAACACATTCCAAATAGATTGGCTCCATTTTCAACTAAGTTTGAAAACACAAATGCAATACCTTCCGACTTTTCTAAAATTGAAGTAATGAGAGCAAATTTGGAACTGTAGTTAGCAACTTTTGATGGTGCTAAAAAATTCTCATTTCGATAAACATACTTTCCTTCTGATATACTGAATGTTTCAGCCAGCGATTTGTTATCAGGTAGAACACATATCACGCGAGAGTCAACTACACCTGCATTCTTATCCTTGACAGTTTGTAACGCTTTTGCCTGAAGTGGTGAAAGAATCGATTCTGTTAGAGTCAAGAACTTACGATGTTTTTTAATCTTAGCTCCTGCTATGTCAGTCGTACGATCTGTCTTTGCCACTAAGTTATCAGGTGGGGGTAACCGAAATGGAAACGTAAACGGATTCTCGCCACGAATGAATGAAACATAATCTTGACACCAATTGCGAAACTCAGATTCTTTATCTGGTTTTACTTGATCATCTTTGAAATAATCGGCTGGTTTTAGAAGCTTCTTCTTATCTATTCTGCGATCATTCCAAAGAAACAAATTAAAGTAGAAAAGAACTTCATCATACGTATCGTACATAGGTGTGGCCGTTAGCAATATAAGTGTCACACCATCTGCTACTTTAATAACCTTTTCCAGAGCGTCGGATACACGTTTGGGTTTACCACCTTCTTCTTTTTGACGAATGTTATGTGCCTCGTCGATAATGATTAACCGATTATCAAATGTTTTATGAATGAACTTTTCTAATTCATGTTCTGTTCCTTGTTCAGATAACTCTAGAATTGGATTAGCAAATGCTTCGTATCCTTGAAATTCATAAAATTCACTTATTAGTCGTGAAGCCATTTCCATAACACGCGTTTGAACACTTTTATCAGTTAGCTTAAGTGGTTCGCGCTGTGCACGTTGAATCATTTCAAGGTATCGCTTTCCAGTACATTGTTTGGAACTTATCATACCAGAAGCATCTACCGAAGCTTTTGACACGTCGAAGATTTGACTCTTAAAGCTATCCTGAATTGACGGATTTGCCATAATAAGAACACGTTTCTCCTGAAACTCAGGACGTAGTATGAACTCTTCTGCTATTTGAATAGCGGTACATGTTTTACCAGTTCCAGTTCCGTGAACCATCAACAGATTACGAACAGGCGAATCAGGACTCAGAACACGACGCAGAAAACGCTGGTGTGTTTGAAGTTTGAAATCTGATTGCAACGAACTATGACACGCTTCATCACGCATTGACTTCAATGCATCTAAGTTCGCTGAAGGTAAGCTCAATGCTTTTGTTTCTTTTATTTCAGGATACGATAGCATCCTCCCTTATAAATGTATTTTGATAAAAATGGATTAACATATATCTTATTACTGAAATGTAAAAGACCAAATGGCTGTTCCCGATACTTGGTATCTAAACGACAACTGGGTGATTCCGGATGAGACGATTCGTCTATATCTTGACTACATGACTGATAAAGAGTATCAGTATGTCAGTGAGAATAGAACTAAGTACCCAGAGTGTGTACAGTCTATCATTGCGGAGTACGGTGTTATTCCACTACAGAAGTTTAATAAATCTCTGAAGATACGAGATGTATCTGATTATGAGATGTATAACCGAGAGAAGGAGCGTAAGCTGAAGATCATTGAACGTGCTAGACACGAGTGGATTATCTATAAGCATGCACATAAGAATCTAACACGGCCGATGAGCTTTAATGATCTTCTTATGAAGAAGGTCGGCAATTCGATTGCAAAGAAGAACAGAGAGATTGATGAAACAGTTATGAAGATAGCTGACAGTCTAAAGAAGAAGTACGGTTCCGTACTTAAGCGAAATGAAGTTGCTCGCAATGATCCATCGTTGGATCCTCTTCGTGCCGAAGTTACATTTCTTAAAAACGAACTTTCGTTGCTTACATCTAAGTGGTGTCAAGAGGAGAATGAATGGGAAGAGTCAGTTATCTACGAGTATGCAATCAATTGCATGCTCGATGTGTAGAAAGAAGATTCTATTTGAATACAAGTGTCCCTGTGAAAAAAACTTTTGCGTAAAATGCAGGGTTCCTGAGATACATAAATGTACTTTTGATTTTCATACCAACTATAAAAAACGTTTGGAGAAAGAAAATCCAATCGTTATCGGAGAAAAACTAGATAAGATATAATGGATCTATTATCGCTTGCTACGGCAGCGATATGGGTTGATTTTTTAACTGTTGTTGTTTCAAAGTATATATTTCGTGGAAGTGCAATCAAACAGTGGTACAATCAGTTTCAATCTGTAGCCGTTATGTCAGACATTCTTTCTGTAATGATTGGAATCATGTTAGCTCACATGTTGTTTCCTAAAATGAATCTACTGGTTTCTGCAATTATAGTTCAAGTTCTTCATGACATATTTTTTAGCACAGTTGTATTAGGATTAGTACCTGCTGGTCATAATAGTATGATTGACTTGTTCAAGAATTATGCAGCCGAGAGTTCATACGGTATTCTAATTGCAGATGCAGTTATCATGTCATCAACTGTCTTGCTAATGGGATACTTAAATAGTGTCAATAAAGAAACTGTTACACTATTAGCTCTTGTAGGTAGCTATGCATTAACGTACATCATATACACAAATCCGTAAAACGTATTTATTTTTTACTACTTCATTAAGAGTACAAAAAATGAGGATCTTTATTCAAGTAAGGGAGCATCAGGTTCTTCCTCTGACCGTTGAGCCTTCAGACACTCTATTGAGTCTGAAGACTAAGATCATGAAACTAGACGGAGTACCTGTGGATCAGCAAATGTTGATCTTCAAGGGAAAGTCGATGGACGACGATGACCGTCTCCTAACAGATTACAACGTAACAGAAGATCGAAAGATTTATCTTGTTCTCAGACTGCGCGGATGCAGCAACTGCGAACACTGCAAGAATAACAACCCCATTGTAAAGTAATAATGGGAGGAGGATTATTTGGTACGCCATTGGCGTTGAATCCTAAATGTTTAGTTTTTTCTTTATTTGTTCTTTTTGTTTACTGGATGCCTCATCCAACACCTTATACTCATAAGGTACTAGTAGCATTTCTTCTTGCTACAGCAGCCTATGTTTTACTAGCATGGTATGATATGATTTATGATTGTAACGATCAATTGAAGCCAACTATTTTGGGTTGGTTATCTATGCCATTCAAGCCCCAACAGTATCGTGACGATTACAATGCGCTTCCTATAAAGTACAAAAAAATTGTAAGATCTGTTGATATTTTAATTTTAATTGTTTTGCTTGGACTTCTTTTAGTCCCTTACTTACAGATCTAGGTCATCACGGTATCGCTTACGAATAAGCGGTGGTGGAGTAGTTTCTCTATTACGATGACGTACTGCATCCCTGATCGCTGAAAGTTCATTGAGATATGCCTTGTTGTCAGAATCAAGTCCTGCAATTTCATATTCCATATCACGCATTCGTGAACTGAGCATATTAATCTCAGTCTTCAGCCTCTCAATCAAGCGCTCACTTGCACTTGCATCTACAGTTAGCCTGTCATTCTGATTTGTTAGATCATTATTTTCCAGCTTAAGATCCTCGATTACAGATCGGAGGTCTTCGTTGTCATCCATGAGATCCTCCATCTTCTTACGACTAGTGCGAAAGCAAACGCAGGTAACATTACAGAGCAGTCCGATAATCAGACCGAACATAGTGTTAACCAATACATCTCGATCACACTTCGTGATCAGATGGATTGGAGCAGGCTCAGTGGTGTAGTTATCGTAGCTGTAATCCATTTTTCTGTTTCTGTCATGAAAAACTCCCAAATCCGTTTTTAATTATTATTAAATTGATGAACTGTAATCAAAAGCAAAATATAGTTGCGAACACGAAAAGGTTTTATCATTTCAACATTCACTAAAAAGTTCAAACGTCTGAAGTTATAGTTGTGAGGAAGTTTCAAAACTATAGTTGATGGTCTGTTCTTGCGAAGAAGTATTTCATCAAGCCATATGTCAATACGTTTATAACCCAACATCAAATCCAAACTTGATTTGCTTTTATAATCTGGACCTCCCCAAGGTGGATCAAGATAGAGAACATCTGTGTCCCAGTCAAAAATTTGGGTACAGTCTCCATTGTAAAGTGTTACGTTTAGCAAACCATATTCAGTAATATTATTTACTAAACATTCGAAATTCTCCGAATTCAATTCAATACTATACACGCGATTAAATGACATAGCGAATTGAATTGTGTCACCACCGATACATGCAGTTCCATCTGTTATCGTTTTGGATTCTATTTTTTTAACATTGTGTTTGATGATTGAAAGTATTCGTTCACCATCACGTTTGCGTGTTATACTATACAAACCTTCTTCGGTTGTTTGAAGTTTTGTATAGTCAATATTTTGTTTGTACGGAAACAAGTTCTCCATTACAGATTAGACTCAACTAATTTGTATATTCTTTACAAATGGGTCAAACGCAAAGCAGTAGTGTTGAAACGCCGGTACCTCTTGCTAAAAATCGTACACGTGGGATGAGTGCAGGTGACTGGGTGCGTCTACAACGTCTACGTGGCGCTCGTTCATATGCTCCTAGCAATCCTGTAATTGAACCTACTCCTGATCTAGTCGACAACGCTGACATTGCTCCTAAACCGTTTCCTCAGCTGGCGTACAAGCCTGGCATGGGTGTGTTTAAAGTAGTTGGTACGAGCAAGACTCGTCGCACTGCATCTCAATGGACAGATTTTGTTGCTTCACAGAGCGCCGACTTTGTTACAACATCGCAGAAGGCTACAACTGGTGTGGCTGTAACTGAAACTGTTACCAAATTATGTGACTGTTCATCTGCTCCTATGCCAATAAAAGACATTACTTGCAAGAGATGTGTTGGACTAAAGTCTCAAACCGTTTGCTTACCTCCTACTATAACCAACATATCATCGGATGAACCTTTTGATGGACCATGGCATATAACGTGGACCGAAACAAATGTTCAAACACGTTCAATTTCGGTAACAAAGAGTGGTGATAGTTATCCTGGCTCAATAACGGAATACCATGCAGGTGGTTGTACATTTGTAGATCCTCATGATACATCTGGGACATATTTGATAACTATAACTGTAACCGGATGTGATGGTCAAACTGATTCCGCAAGTATTTCCATCGGTGTACCTTGTTTCTTAGGCTGTGTTCTCCTAGAGACGAAGGATGGTCCTATGAAGGTAGAAGATATCACCGTTGGCAGTGAAATGCTACAATCTGATGGATCATATAGTAAGGTGGTTGAAACTATGAAGAATACTATTGCGAGTGATTTCGGCAATAGTAGTCACCTATATGCAGATGCCTCTGAGAAGTGTATTGTTACATGGTGGCATAAGGTCCGGTTTAGTGACGAGAAGGAAGAAGTTCGTGCCGGCGAACATCCTTCCATGCACCGTGTTCACCGTGAATATCCTTTTGATGTATTCCATCTCAAGCTCGAACACCCTGAGACTGACAAGCTAATGGTTCATGATACAGATATCATTGCTGAAGGATTCTTTCGTCCCGAACCTAGTGCATAAAGATTGTTTAAGAATTCTGTAGTTCCTTTACTTACATCTTCAGATAGATCATGAGTATTGTCTGAAAATATTCCAATTTCTTGAATAACTAAAGATTTTTTACAAATTAGAACAGAAGGCAATGGATGTATTGGTTTACAGTTGGGAGCTTCATCGCCAGTTGTATCTGTAACAATCCATGGATACGCAAATGAAGTTAACATTCTGTCAATTGGAAATATTTCTCCACTTTTCAAAATACGTTCAAACTCGTTAATCAACGGAAGTGAGCGTCTTGACCATAACATAGCAGTACAACTACGTATACTTTTTGTTCTTGATAGTCTCATGAAGTTTTCGGAAACAATTTCAACATCTATACTGCCTTCAAATAATGGGTCAACATTTGCTCCTAGAAAAACTGTATCACAATTGTGGTTGATTGCATCTTCTATGACTGATTTAAACTCATTCATAGAACATGTCAGCCTGGCATCATCTTCTAAAACTAGACACCATTCGTCGTTCAATAACCCACAATATATTGCGTTTATGTGCGCAAGCCCACAACCAGTATGAGGAATTGAAGATAATACTCCATCTATGCGTTCAATTGGTCCATAGTCGGCCCAGTGATCCATAAAAAGTTTCATTCGGTCTGCTCTAGACTGTAAGTTGATAACTAATGTTTTCATTTAATTATTATTATAAAAACTGCTCTATTAAAAAAACCTATCCAAGTATAAAAATGATTCGCGGATTACACACGTCTCAACAAGTGAGCATCGGTTTCCATCGGTAGACTTAATAGCAATACAACGTGTGTCTGCCATCTTTTGCTTTCTGTATTATATGTTTTAAAAAATCCGTTTCTAACACTTCTCAACTCTGCAAAACGGATTT